ATTATCAACTTTGGATTGATAGTGACATTGTATTCAATACTGAAAAGTTCTGGCAACTCTGTGATATGGCTCTTCCTGCAGAAGGAGATGAGCGTGAAATTGTCGCAGGTTGGTATGCTACTGAAGACGGACACACAACCTCTGTCGCACATTGGTTAGAGGAAGATGATTTCCGCAAGAATGGTGGAGTCATGAACCACGAAACTGTGGAATCGATCAGCAAGCGTAAGAAGCCATTCACTGTAGATTACACAGGTTTTGGATGGGTTCTCATTAAGAAGGGTGTCTTTGAAAATCTTGAGTATCCTTGGTTTGCTCCGAAGATGCAAGTCTTTGAGTCTGGTGCAGTACAAGATATGTGTGGAGAAGATGTCTCATTCTGTCTTGATGCAAAGGATGAGGGCTTTGATATCTGGTGCGATCCTCGGATTCGCGTCGGGCACGAAAAAACTCGCGTAATCTAATGGCAGATCAACTTTATAATATTCTTTATAAAGGGCGTAAAATTTATGTGAACCTCAGTATTGATGAAACTACTGAGGTTCTTCAAGATCTCTCAGAATCGTTTTTCTCGGGAGATGATATTGATCCTAATTTAATTGAACTGGAGGAAATTTAAATGGCTAAAGGTGGAAGCAGCAAAACTCTTTTTGAACCTGGTCCCCCAAAGAAGACTCGCCAAGGGCGCTCGGCAAGAACTCTTCTCAGTGCGACCTCTCGTAATGGTCGTAAGAAACGTTATCGCGGTCAAGGCAAAGGTTAATACTTATAGATAGGACAGGAAATAATAATCCTGTCTTTTTTATTATTTTATGGCATATCTAAATCATAATCTACCTACGATTACTTGTTATATTCGTAATGAATTTCTTTTTAATCATAAAAAAGGCCATGGAGAGGTAACTTTATGCGACGTACACTCCGTAGCGTCCTTAGAGAAGCACGTACCCCTCTTTGAGGCATTTCTGGAGAATGGAGTCAACTGGACTCGTAGACCAATTCATGCGTTTTGTTGGAAGCCTGATGCACCAATTCCAAAATTAGAAGAGTGTATGTGGTGGGATTGCTTTTCTCCTTATATTGACGTTCAAGTACGTTCAAGACTTGCTAACTTACGTGCAGAATTGATAAATTATCGTGGAGAAAAGAACGAAGGAACCTATTTGTTTACTCTTGATTGGTCTTGGGAGTCAAAATCCACTTTGAATACCAACTTTAGTGAGACGCCAGAACATAAATGTGCTCACTTCTTCAAAATGGATAATGGAAACTTTTATGCATATCCCAATAATAAGATTTTATGGTATGATGATGCATGGACGAAGAACAGAATTACCAAAAATCCAGGGTATGAAATTGATTTGACCGAATATTCAGTAGAAAATAGACGTAAAATTGAAACATCAGATGATTTTATGTACGAAATCACAGAAATTCGGGATAGCAACCCCGTAAAAAGTTCTGATTTAACAAATCAGGAGCAAAAAAATGACCAAACAAGTCGATAAAGATGAAAATTTCATGAAAAATGAGTGGGGAACACAGTATTTGTCAAGTGAATACGGTTGGGAAGACAAGATCAGACAGCAAAAAATGCTTCGTGAGATCTCAAATGATGATCTAACACCTAAAAAGCATGATTTTCACGTTCAAAATGAAATTCATGAGAAAATTCGCAATGATGAGGACTATGATGATTGGGATTATGGAACTGAGCCTATTCCTCTGACAGAATTTTAGTTCAGAACCACTCATAAATAAGATAGATTTATAATATTCGAATGCCTGTACAACGGGTAAGTAAGACATTTAAAGATATTAGCATGTCATTTCAGGTAAATCCCCTGAATTATGACATTATTGCTGTGACAAATGAAACTGCAATTGCCCGTTCTATTCGCAATTTGATTCTTACCTCTAAAGGAGAAAAGTTTTTTGATCCCCTACTTGGTTCGAGAGTAAACGAAATCCTTTTTGATTCGGTAGATTACATTTCTGCATCATCAATTGAAACAGAAATAGAAGAAGTCATCAACAATTATGAGCCAAGAGTGGATTTAATTAGTGTTGATGTAAATCCAAACTTCGATGATAATGAAATGAACGTCACCATCAATTATTATATTGTTGGTATTGATGCACAACCCCAACAATTATCATTCGCATTACAACCAACTAGATAAATGCCACTAGTAAATTTTACGGATCTAGATTTTGACCAGATAAAAACATCGATCAAGGACTATCTAAGATCGAATTCAAATTTTACTGACTATGATTTTGAGGGATCCAATCTCTCAACTATCATTGATGTTTTGGCATATAACACTTATATAACCTCATACAATGCCAACATGGTATCGAATGAGGTTTTTATTGATAGCGCAACTCTTAGAGAAAATGTAGTTTCTCTTGCAAGAAACGTTGGATATGTTCCAAGATCATATACAGCCTCAAGAGCAGTAATATCTTTCTTTGTCGATACAAGCACATATAGCACTCAACCCACGTCATTAACCCTTCAGAAGGGGTTAGTATGCACCTCAGGGTCTTTTAATAACAAATCATATACTTTTACTATACCACAAGACGTTACAGTTCCAGTAATCGATAATATAGCATCATTTGACAATTTAACTGTATATCAGGGAACTTATATTACAAATAATTTTACAGTAAACTCTTTTGATCCAGATCAAAGATTTATTCTTACTAATTCCAAAATTGATTCTTCATTAATTAAAGTATCTGTAAGATCAAGTATCAATGATACGACTGCAGTAACTTATACTTTATCTGATACAATTTTTGGAGTAGATGGTAATTCATTAGTATTTTTCATTCAAGAAATTGAAGATGAAAGATATGAAATTATTTTTGGCGATGGAATTTTTGGTAAAGCTCTTCAAGAACCAAATTATATTCAGGTTGATTATATTGTAACTGATGGAGAAGAGGCAAATGGAATTTCTTCTCTAACCTATGGTGGAAGATTAATAGATCAGGATGGAAGAGTTGTTACAAGTGGAGTTTCACTTTTAACTCTCGACCAACAGAGTTATGGTGGCAAATCAATAGAAAGTATTGAATCAATTAAAAAATATGCAACTCGAATTTACGCATCAAAATATAGAGCTGTTACTTCTGCAGATTATGAAGCATTAATTCCCACTGTTTATCCAGAGACAGAATCAGTTTCTGCATTTGGCGGAGAAGAATTAAATCCCCCACAGTTCGGAAAAGTTTTTATAAGCATTAAACCGTATAACGGCGTTTTTCTTTCAAACGCGGTAAAGGATAATATAAAGAGAGATTTGAAACAATATTCTGTTGCGGGTATTATACCAGAAATTATTGATCTAAAATATCTTTATATTGAAGCAAATTCAAATATCTATTATAACACTAATCAGGCTCCAAGTGCTGACTATGTAAAGTCTATTGCAAGTACCAATATAAATTCATATTCAAATTCAACAGAATTGAATAAATTTGGGGCTAGATTTAAATATAGCAAATTCTTAAAAATAATTGACGACAGTCATCAATCAATCACTTCTAACATTACAACTATTGTTATGAGGAGAGATTTGAGGGCTTCATTAAATTCTTTTGCTGAGTATGAAATTTGTTTTGGAAACAGATTCCATATTAAGAGTATGGAAGGATATAATATTAAGTCAAGCGGATTCACTGTAAGTAATATAAGTGGAACTGTTTATATGTCTGACATTCCAAATAGTGACGGTCAGACAGGAACATTATTTTTGTTCAAGTTATTATCACCAACTCAAACTCAAATAGTTAGAAGATCAATCGGAACTGTTGATTATGAAAAAGGTGAAGTTAAGTTAAATCCAATCAACATAACCTCAACTATGATTAGTAGAGGAAGTTCTATTATTGAAATATCAACTTCACCATATTCTAATGATGTAATTGGATTACAGGATTTATATTTGGTGCTAGATAATAATAACGTTACTCTTAATATGATTTCCGACAGGATTTCTTCAGGAGCCGACATCTCTGGATCAAACTACATAGTTTCTTCCAGCTACTCAAATGGTTTACTAGTAAGATAAAATAATGGCAGAACAAAAAGTAAAAATTCAATCAATAGTAGACGGGCAACTTCCCGGCTTTGTTAGTAACGATTTTCCACTTGTTGGAGAATTTTTAAAGCAATACTACATCTCTCAAGAATTTCAAGGTTCTGCAAATGATCTGATTCAAAATATCGATGATTATTTAAAATTAGATAATCTAACAAATACTGTAAGCTCCACAATCACCACGCAAGATATTGATTTCGTTCAAACTTCTATAAGTGTTGGAGCACCCAATTTTACTAGAGGATTTCCAAACAGATATGGTCTTATTAAGATTGGTAATGAAATTATCACATACACTAGTAAAACATCTACCAGTTTTGAGGGATGTATACGCGGATTCAGTGGAGTAAC